ATATTATAGTTCCCGTACGCGCGAGATTATTAAAAAATAATATAATATATATATAATTTATGACAATATATAAATATGCATAATATACCACAATAAACACATATAATCTTAATTAATATATTTAAAACTTTTCTGAAAAAACCGTGGGATTTTGGGGAAAACCTTTTTATTTTAGCAAAAATAGGCCAAAAACAGGCCAAAATGACCCCTTTTTTCCAAATTTGCCCCTGACAAGCTTTTTAATTTTCCCCACATTCAACTTGGGGATTTATAGAAAAACTTGGGGAAAACTTGGGGAAAAGACCAAAATCACCAAAGTTCCGGGACTTTTGATCCGACTTTTGATCCACTTTTTAAGCACTGAAAAACCTCTAAAAAACATGCAAAAATAGGCCTAAATTTACTCATACATTATAGCAAAAAAGGGCCCAAAAAAGTGGATCAAAAGTCGGATCAAAAGTAGGTCAAATGTGGGGAAATGGGCCAAAAATGGGCAAAATCCCCAAGTTTTTTGCTCTATCCCCAACTTTTTTTTGGGGAAAATTGGGGAAAATCACGACTTTTGATCCACTTTTGTCAGGGGCAAATTAGCGATTTTGTTCAAAAACTGTAGAATTTTACACATTTATCCTACCAATTTGACCATTACCAGAACCTAAATGGTCTGATTTCGGCTTCTTTTTCATCAATAATCTTGCTCATTTCCTTAATATGCGACATAATCCAACCGATATTCCCATCATTTTCACCATCAATTCGGGCTTTATCAGCAGTTGTGACCTGTTCAGTGAAGCCATTTCCTTGATACAACCGTTGAATAATGGTAATTTTCTTAGGATTTACGTTGTATTCTAAGCAAAATAGAGCAGCATAGATGTCTAATTGTTTAAATGAAGGCTTGGAAACACCGGTTTTGAGGTCATAAATGAGCAGAACTTTGTTGTCAGCGTCCCATTTTATACCATCAGCAGTGCCAAAACAGTTATCTGAGTAGTATAATAACACCTCAGACGACATACCTTCACGTATACAATCGTTAACAAACATGTTTAGAGCCTTCTTTTTAGGTGCGAGCTCTGTTTTTGACTTAATAAGTTGTGACGCCATCTCATGTAAAGCTGTCCCACGAGCAACATTTTGCTTGTTCTCATAGGATTTAGCCATCTTATCTGAGTCATATCCCAACCAAGAGTAACCTGATGGGGATAAAAATGCGTGTTTACCTACTAAGTTCCAGTGTGGTATCCATTCCATTTATATTAGCCCTCCCTAGAATATAGTTTACATGGGATAATGTTAATTTCCTTAGATACATCATCACTATCTGAGAACCTATAGACATACACCACATCGTTATTTCCATTTATAGGTCTAACCTTGTTTAAATATATAGAAACATTATACGTAGATTTAATATAATTAACTGCATCGCCAACTGTATTAAATAAATAAGGCATTCTCATTGTTTCATTATGGATAAGACAACCGACACCTAATGCCTTGAAATACCTACCCGTCAATTCTACAATATACATTATATATAGCTCCTTTATAATAGTAGAAAGTTATCTATTTTCCTTTAAGATCGAAATATAGATTTGGGTCTAAACCGAAGAATTCGCACATATACCAGATAACCTGGTGTTCATTTTCAGGATAAATGAATGCAGTAAAGGTATCCTTGCCGAATTTCTCTATATAATATCCTTGATTCGGACGTTTCTTAGCCGTAGCTGAGCGTTTAACCTCCAGTAAAGCGTACTGAGAGCCGCATAGAACGATTAAATCAGGCATCCCTTGTATTGACCCAGGGTCTGTCTTAGCAACCAGCAGAAGCCCTCTATAGGCCTCTCTGAGCCTTTTAACGACCATCTTTTGGAAGTCAGCCTCCAATCTCGACGCCATATAGCCAGTCCTCCTCAAGCTTTTCAATTTGCATATCAATAGGAACAAAACCTTGTTTCTTAGCCCAAGCGGCCTCTGTAAACCGTTTCTTATCTCGTACAGCCTTAAGAATATCTTTATCAACTTTAGAAAGAGAGGTGATATAGGTATAGTGTAAGTCTCTGTACGGGGTATTAGTCCGATCTATCCGACCTTCCGCCTGTTCCATTTTCCTAAATGAATAATTAACTGAGTAAAATAGGATAGAATCTGTAGTAGTACAGTTCCATCCCTCAGCTCCGGCCGTGTACTGCACAAGATATATCCAATCATCACTAGATGGTATATGCTCATGTTTAAGGCCGTTCCATTCTTTGTATAGTAGGTTGTTGCGCTCACAAATATCCTTTAAGATATCCAACTCGTAGTTGAAATTATAGAAGACGATAAGCCGTTTATGTGTCTTAATTAGGTGTTCGGCTATACGAATTCTATCAGGATCCGTGTTCACAATACGTCGAACTAGCTGTGTATACTCAGCAATATTCAATATAGGCTCGTCTGTGAAGGGGTTCCATCTTGTGTTAGCCAGATCCAATAAGACTTTAGAGTCGAATTCGGCATATACATAATCTCTATGACGAGTTGTCTGGCGACTATCGCCCATAGGTACTATGATTTGATTCCTGTATTTCTCAAGAACAGCAGTACCTGTGTAGCGTTTAACCTTAGGGAATTTGACATATGGATCCCAAACCACATGGCGAGAAACGAACTCAGTCTTATTACGGTAGAACTTGTTAGCGATGAAGACAGGCATATAGTCCATCCATACATCACCAGGGGTCGCTGAGAGCAATATCCATTTGTTATCGTTCCAAGCAGTCTTAATGAAGCATTTACCCCATTTCCCATAACCTACAACCCTCTGTTCGTCAAAAATAAAAACGCTGTTGGATATATTATAGTACTTCTCAATGTTTTGCCATGAGTCTACTATATAATTATGTATCCCACAATTTTCCAGAGATTGTTGCCAGTCGGGTTTTTCAGCACCTTTTTCAATCAAGTCCCGCTTCATAGCAGTAGTGATTACGATCAAAGGTCTTTCTTCCGTAAAAAAATCGACTCCGTATTGGGAGGCGGCCCAGAATATAGACGTATATGTCTTACCTGAACCAACACCTCCCATTAATATAGAGCCGGATTTGAGTTTAGAGCAAGCATCATATTGCTCGGGCTTCAAGGTTATCTTCCCAAGTGTTTTGGGAATCATTATTATAAGTAGTTAATATCGCGTTCAAACTCTTCCATATGTGGTGCAAGTTCTGGATCGATATCATCTAAGTAGATATAAAGCTTCTTAACATAAGCCTTGATACCAGAGTTAGACCCAACTGTCCAGTGATATGGGTTAAGGATAAGGTTTGCACGAGCACCAGGTGTGACATTGTCAAGCATAGCAAGTTGCTCGACGTCGTCTGGCTGTACAATAGTACCTTGACCGTTGTTAACTAGGACAATTTTAATCCATGGTTGAACCGTAGGCCCATTAGACAGAGTTACAGGCAAGAAGATTTTACCATGTGGCTGATCTTCAGCTGGGAATTTAACATTCCAACCTTGTGCCGCTAGTTCAGCACCGACTTCAGGATCTAGTCGGGCAGAGAATTCGCGAGAACCAAGTTTGTTATGGTCTGTAACACGTCCTCCAAAGTTAGGGAAGATAACGCGAACGTTTTCAAGTGTGAGTTGTTGTGTATTTGCCATGATTTTTTCTCCTTTTCTAGCAAATAAAGTAGTTAAGCGATAGAGAGAGTGGTATATAATAGTAGAAAAATACGTCTAATATTTTACCTATAATATATGAGTATAAAACTCTCCATCTCACTCCCTCTATTAAGAGCTTTGTAATAAGTTACAGATTTATTATAGTAAAAATGGAAGGTTATTCTGGTCTTTGGAAGTGGAATTTAGGTAAATAGAAGCGTTGAGTCGTTTCATAGTTAACCCTATCCTCAATTTCCTTAGACAGAATGTTGGTATTCTTTAGCAAGTTGTCGTACACCTCACTAACATGCCAACTTATCTTGCGAGCTGTGTCGTTGTCAATGAGGAAATAATCAAAATCCGTCTTAACCCCAGGCAGGTCAGCAGTGAAGATAATATCCTCCTTATGCTTGACAAACTCCAGTATTTCATCACGGTGCTCGGTGTAGTAATCGGGTCTGCATAGTAGCTTCATTGTATCATACCTTCCTTTTTGAGTTCGAGCATAGTCTCAACGACATCGTTAACGATATCTTCTTGGGCAGAAAGTAGTACAAACTTCTTATATACCCTCTCATATAAAGCGTATACCAGCAGTGGGACATTTAGGTTAATATCAGATAGATCTGAGATTAGGATAAGCGTCCGTATAGCTTCTCGTACAGCCTTAGGGTAAAGAAGCGGATTAGATTGAGAATAAGAATCCATGTAGTTATTAAAGGCTAGGTATGTGCCAGCGGTCATGTGACAGAAGATCTCAGCAGCGTTTTTAGAGGCGTCAGATAATCGTTTAACTTCTTCATCGGTTAGACTGCCGAGCATCTCAACAATTTTATCAGCGTCTTCCTTGTATACCTCGAATTCAAGAGTTCCTTTAATAGGATCGAATACTGGAGGACCACTGAGTTCAACATGGTCTCCGTCAACATCATGCTCGTACTTAAGCTTATCCCAGGCTTCTTTATCAATTTTGATTTCAAGAGTACCTTTTGGTTTCTTACCATGAGCTTCTTCGTGAGTCATAAGGTTAACTAGCGGGTCTAAATATTCACCAGTTTCAGGATCATACATTTTAATGAACTTACGTCCGTTCTTAGTTTCATTTGTTGCCATAGTACACTCCTCCTATTCCAAGTAGTCATTATAGACAATGATAGCAAGTTCCTTAACGTTATCAGTAACGTATTTCTCGTCAACAATATCCATAACAATTTGTTGCTCAATAATGTCGGGGATCTTATACAGATCGTTAGCACTCATAGTGAACACCACAAGTGAGTTCCACCAGTTATCTGCATAGTTCTCACTGATGAGCTCGATGATAATACCGCTTTCTTTTAAACTAGCAACATAACCCATGAGTAAATCATTCTCACTACTAGCCTGAGTCAGATTAACTTTGATAACATCACTTGTCATTTTCTTCACCTTATCTTTCTTTGTAGTTTCATAAGTACAGTAGTTGTCGTATCCCCGCTCTTCGATAGGACTGATAATAAACTCACGACCTTTGTAAGCGCCTACCCACAACTTATAAACGGACGTAGCCCATACAGAGAAGAGATATACAATCAATACACCTTTCAATAGAGGTAGGAAGTGCGGGTTCCACATAAATAGTAGAACCAACACACCAATCAACCCCCAGAAGAAAGCAGTACACATAGTGAACGCTATAATGAATATTGCGTGTTTTGTTGCTTTATCGCTCAAAGCAGCCCCCTCCATCTAATGTTAGAACCATTTGTTATTCCCAGTGTCGACTGTAGGTTTTACGATACGGACATCGAACTTGTATTTACCATCACCTTCCTCTTGAATAAAGACATCGATAACAGGCTTATCCAAGTTATTAGCGATACGAGCAATCGTGATAAGGTTCTTAGGTGTATGTCTTACCCAGCCATCCCGAGTACCAATAAAGACGCAATCCATTTGGAATAGCTCCCAAAGATCATTTGCATCAAATCTGTAATGTGCACCTTTGACAATTTCATGCATGATCATATATAGATCAAAGATATACTCCTTGTCATCAGCAGGCTTCAATTTAAGAATATCAAATGCGGGTTCTAAGATATCCTTAATACTTCTACTGACCTCTTTAATTTCAGGTCTTTTTACTTTTTTGTTTTCTGTCATTTTACTCCGGCCAATCTAATTTAAATTGTTCGACTAGTTCATCCCTAGTCCCTTTATATGCAGTAACGCCTTTAGTCTGGTTAATGACAAAGACGTAATGGTCTCCTTCAATATCTGATTCAACAAAGTTCAACCAATCTGAGTTGTATGCGTATTTGAACGGGTCATCGATTGCTAACAATATAGCGACTCGTCCTTGATACCATTCATTATAGATGAATAACTCATCTTCGATAATATCCTTAGGCATACATGAACTGAGATAGGTAAACATCAAAGCTAGTTGCTGAGCCTTAGTCAGGTAGCTCTTATTAAACTCCAGACGTTTCAGGACTTCCGAGAACCTATTATAGACATTAATAAGCCCATAGTTCTCGAATATACTAAGTTCTTGGTACACTGAGAATGGCGAGCCGTTAGAGTTCACTAGCTTACAAGGTTCCTCTGGTTCTCTCACAGGCGGGGTATCACCATCCCTTAGGTCTACAAACAATGATGTCAGGGCCATAATATACCCTAATAATAGGAAGAAACCAAAGAGGAAACCAATACCCTTAAGTACACTAAACTTCATTGCCAACCAGATGATAACCATAGTTGGTGCCATGTACATCATAGTCAAGATAACCATGATGAAGAAGAAATAGATATACTTAGCTGACTTTTCCATAATTATAATCCTCCAATCCTTCTAATACAATATCCTCGTGATACCAGTCATTAGATTTCAACGGGATAGTCCGAAGACCGTTTGCCTTACGGATTTCATTAATCCGCTGACGAGCCATTGTCTCATGATACTTGTATGCTCGGCTGTACTCAATACGAGTAATTTGAGAATACTCTGAGAACTCACGGCATTGGTCGTAGATAACACCGCGACGGTTCATATACATCGCGATACTATCCCATAGCGACTTAACATATGAGCGTGGGCCCCATGCCTGCTTGAATACACGTCCTTCAGAATTACGTACTTGTTCTACCATGTTAGTTCTCCTTTTCAACTGTGCCTTTAATTTCAATTAATTCGGTAAATTGATTATACGCCAGTTCGTTAGCATTTAACTTAATATCTTCAAATTCAGGAGGTGTGATTATGGTTAAAGATAACGCACCTTTCCTCGTCGCTTTACCAAGTGGCTCCCAATCATTTAATTTTACTAGAATACCATTAGGCTGACATTTCTTAAATAACATCGCTAAGGTACTAGTTGTAATATACGGTTCATTATCTGCATATAATGAAGATGGGATAACTGGGTAGGTATACTCGGGCGTAAGGTTAATAACGCTGATACGTCCAGGCATTCGTGCTTCAACCCTTTCAATAGGTATCTCAATAAAGTTAGCTCCCATATTAAACCTCCCAATTTTCGTAGTGTAAGGAAACAACAGCCATAGCTTTTTCTAAGTAGCGTTTGCCTAGATCATCGTCTATGAAAATGTTAAACGGATACTTGTCTGTAGCTTGAATCGTTAGGAATATTAATTCCGGATTAGCGAACTTAACCTTAGATACTTTCATCAATCCTTCTTTGAACATTCTGAAATGTCGTTTTACAGTCTTGTTAAAATCAATAGACCAAGACGCTTCGTATTGGCGTTTATACTCCTTACTTGTAATGCTAGGATTTAGAAGTTTGATCAGTTTCTTAGTATTACGATATGGACTATACTCATCATAGTTAGATTTGGATGGTACTGGATCAAACCCGTTCTCTTTACGGATATCATTGAGGCGCTTACTATCTTCGTTATGACGTCGAGCTTCGAAGAATGGAATATCGACTCGTACATCTGATAAGTAGAAAGGTTTTTGCCCACGGCATTTATTCTGGAATAGGTCCATAACACCGATACCATTTTCACCCGTGTTATAAGCTAAGTAGATCTTCTTACCTGCGTCTACTAGTTTGCTAGCACGGTATTCCAATGCAATAAGCTTGTCAAGCATAGTTGGTGTCAATCTACCAGGAACATCTGGGTAGAAAATAAGCTGATCATTCACCCAAAGCTCATATACATGAACCGCGTTAACACCTAGCTTATCTGCTACGATACTAAACACACGCAGAGTTACTGGGGATAAGGCTCTGTCACTACCGCCGTTATAATATAACCAATCTTGGTAGTCGTTGAAAGTCTTGCTATCCAAAAAGGTTCGAGGATTGGCTATAAGTGAACGTGTCGCTGAGTTTAGAGCTTCACGGTCTCGTTTCGATAGGCATTTAGCAAAGCTGTTTAAAATCATTTCTTTAATCATTTCAATACTACTTTAAAAAAAAAAAATAAGAGCTGGGTAAAAATACCCAAACTCCTATTCTTCAGAAATAATAATTCCTTCATCTTCTTTTTTGCCGAATTTCTTGTGAATCCAACTTTTAGCTTTTCCATAAGCTCCGGTGTGCTTCAGCATTTTGTGTCCTAAAAACAGACCACAACCTATCGCGATGTATTTACCAACGTGAGATGCGCCTTCTTTGACTTCAGCAGCGTGTTCTTCTTGAACAGAATGCCAAAGTTCAACAGCTTCATCTTGTTCCATTGGTTTAATACATGCTCGATAGTTGTTCTCTGAATCCCAGAACAATCCATATGCTGCATCGTCTCCTTCTACTCCTGGAAACCATCCGTCGTATTCATAACGTTTTTCGTCGTTCATTTTATGAACCTCCTTATTCTTTCTATATAGTAAGCTGTAAAAATTAGACTACCAAATTATAGTAAATCGTAATCCAAGCTGTCCAGGCATGTCGATATACTCCTCGAATACAGTTTTATACCAGAACCCTTGTATATGAATTAACCATAACCGGTAATCTTGGAATTTACGCTTGAACTGCTTTTGATCCTTAATATGATAAAACCATAAGGTCACACCGTCGACTGTACCGTCTTGTTTATGATTGTAGATTACATCATCAAAGACATATTTAAGCTCTTTATATACACCTTTATCCATGCTATCACCTACAATAGATATGTTGAGGGCATATGTAAGTAATACCCATTAACGGGGTGTTTTTTAATACTGATCTTAGCAGGGAAATCGTGAACTGTGACACCCCATTCGTCTGATGCAGATTGCGTTGTTAGAGCTTCTTTTCCTTCTGGGACATTTTGCCAGATGCGGACATAGTCTTTTACAGTCAAATAACCATAAGTCTTAGCATGTTCGTGTAACTTCTTATACAAGTCAATAAGTTGTAACTTAGACCGCGAGTAAATAGTGCAGAATGTAATTAACTTGATTTCGTCCATCTTACCACTCCTTAAACTCTTCAATATAGTAATCTGATCCTAACGGCGCATTAGGTCCATAGTATTCGAAATACCCATTACCCTTGTTGTAGATGGTAAACGGCTTCAAAGTATGTGACTCAAACGGCTTGTCTGAGATATACCAGCATAGACCGTCTTTATCACGATATACCTGCATGATAGCAGATACAGGGTTCATCACACGACCGTGTAGCGAAGGCCCTTTATGACATTTAAGAATGGTATTCTCGATCGTAGGGTGGCAGGCATAGATATAATACTTGTCAGTACCCAGGATAGACTGACATAGGTTGTCGATAAAGTCAACTAAGGGCGGTAGTGTGTAAGGCGGAGTCTTACCTTGCATGTAGCACATAGTCTCTGCCATACCTTTAATACTACCTAACATGATGTCTAACAATCTCAACAACGTTATCTCGACCCCACATAGTCTTAAGACAGTTCGCGCCACGATCAAGTTCGCCGTCTGTTACGAATAATTCCATTTATTTGCTCCTTTATAAAAAAAAAGAGGAGGGATGTATCCTCACTCGATTAGAAATCTAAATCGCGCCATAGTACATTAAGTCGGTTACGGTCTTCTTCATCGAGTTCCGTAAAAGCCTTAATACCTAAGTAGCGAATAGCCTCTTCGTCGAGCTTGGTCCATTCCAGCTCTTGTCTGAATTCTGTAGTAACTTCTACAATAGTGTCAATCGTTTCTTGGTCTGGCTCATCTCTGAAAGACCACATAAGATGCTCAACCAATTCTAACTTACGTTGCACTCTGTCTGTGAAACGTGCTCCAAAATATTCTTTTAGAACCCGAGTCATATACAAGCGATTAACGTTCGCAGAATATAGCATGTGCTTCTTAATATAGCTTTCATCATATTCCATTCCTTGATACATAAATTTACCCATAGTAAAATACCTCTCTTTCTATAGAGAGGCATGTAAAAATTAGACTCCAGGCCCATGCCACATTTTCCAACGCTCTTTGTTTTTACGTCGAGGCTGGTCTGCAGCACTAGGATTATCAAAATTGTAGTCATAATTATCAGGGTTGATGATGCCATTCTCTATGAGTTTGCGAACTCTGCGATTTATAGTATCCTTGGATACGCCTAGACTAACAGCAATCGTACGATTAGACCAACCGGCTTGTTTACAAATTAGGATTTCCTCATCGTCTACAAACTTCTTAGGACGGCCCATCTGTTTAGGAGACCTCATAGTCCGTAGAATATCTAGTCCGTTATCCGGATTAAACGTTATAGGATCCATAGTAACTTACCGTGTATTGTCAACCATTGCCGCTGGTGAAAGATTAGGATTAGGTCCATCAAGTGTAGCTGTTAATGGGCTAGTAGTAATGGCCTGATTGACTTTATTTAAAAAATCTGCTTCTTTCTTAGTTTGCTCCAACCATACTGCAGACATAAGCGCATAGTTAGACAGGTCTTTGAGGGTGTCAATAAGAGATTCATCTGTCACCAGCGCTTCTTGCTTAGATAAGGTATTCAAACGAGACATCTTATCTTCCATACGGACAATAGCCGCGATTAGGCCGTGTTTCTCAAGTGACTCTTCAAATGAATTACCATAGTCGGTATTCTTCTTAACAAAGATTTCTTGAAGCTCCTTGTGGGCATCATGCATTTTCTGTGGTGTTAGTTTGGTCATTTAATTTCTCCTCTTCTTCATGGTATACGTTTTCGCCGTAGGCATAGTTGGTCATGATAAGGTTAATAATGTTTGAGAACCCTTTGATAATTTTAGGATTCAAGTTCTTAACCTTAGTCTTTAGAACATAGCATCGCATACTATTTAACATAATCAAGTGTCTAATCTCAGGCATTGATTTACCGGACGCTCGGAATGGTTTTGGTATACTTGCTACAATAACTGCCTCGGCATCTTTAACCTTACGAAGTAGATTAGCACCAAGTCTAGCTTTATTATTCTTACCGCGTTTCATTTATTTCTCCTTTTTCTTCATGCCATAGTTAGCATATGTAACCAATCCAAGAGCAAGGCTTCCAGCAATAACCCCAACAATAGTGATAAGTGTACTAACAACAGATCCAGTTACAGGCAAAGTTTTTTGTGTAAATACGGGAGTGACTTTTGCTGGCGCTGGCTCTGAAGCAGGAGTTGTAGGAGTAATATCATTCTTAACAGGCTCTTTTTCTACAACCTTTTCTACTTTAGGAGTTTTAGGTTCTTGTTGTTTTGGTGTCTTAGGATCTACTGGTTTAGGATCTTGTGGTTTAGGAGTTTCTGGATCTTTAGGAATGTCGTTAATATCTAATTCTGGTTTTTCTCGCACTTCAGGGATTCCAGGAATACCTCCTTCAAATTCAGGTTTCACACGTTCTTCAGGAATACCAGGGATACCACCTTGGAATTCTGGTTTGTCCACTTGAGGAGCTTCGTTTGGAACAACCCCGCCAGTCCATTCAGGTAGTTTTTCACGTTCTTCTGGAATACCAGGGATACCTCCTTGGAACTCAGGGATCTCTACCTTAGGTGACTCTTTAGGGATTTCAAATGTAGGACGAGTCTTACCATCAGCACGACCGTTTCCTCCTACAAGTTTAGTTTCGGCATCGAAGCCTGTTCCTCCACCATCCCAGCTAACGTTGATTTTGTTAGTAGGATTGTACTCCATTTGTTTGAGTTTAGTTTTGTACTCAACATACAAGGTCTGCTTATCAATCTTAGCAAGATTTGTATCAAAACCGTTTGTCCGTAGTTTAGCGTTTGCTAATGCGTCAGTTGCAGGAGCATCATATACAAATGGATCTACACTCTTAACATAGTAGAACTTCAAGCTGTTTTCAACGTATTCTTGATCGTCGGACCATGTATCTGAGATGTTGACGTTTTCCATGTAAGATTTCTTGTAGTTGATACGAGCAGTCCAGTTAACCACGCTTGGGTCATCTTTATCTTGCCAGCCGTATTTGTACAATGCTTCATCAGTAGGTTCTACACCCTTGCTACCTGCATTGAGCTCAACAACTGTACCATTGAATGAAATTTCATGCTTGGTATCTGGTTGCACAACTTCACGGTTGATTCGTGTGTTGAGGTTAAGTGAGATAGATTTGTCAAGTGGGTGTTCAGCGAAGTAGTTATTGAAAGTAGTAGTTACTGTGTTTTCGGCAGCCTTAACTTCAGCATTACCTACTTCAGATTCACCTGTGCTATTGTATACAGGGAAGTCGTAGTTGGTTTCAAATGAAAGTTCGTTAGGGACATTAAAGGTCATAGTATCCCCTTGGTTGATTTGAACTTCGTCAGGGATATCGGTTTTAATATTAACATTTACTTCAGACCAGATAGTGTCGTCTGATTTAGTAACTGTAACTTCTGGATCAGTGGATACAAGCTCTGTAGACCCTTCTGCTTTAGTTACGTCTGCGAATACGTGATCACTGATAAGAGCAGCGCTGAACAATACAATACCCATAGTTGCAAGTTTGAATGTGAAGTGTTTCATGATGTTTTCTCCTTTTTGTTTACGATTTGAGTTATGTGCGACATTTGTTTCTATCTCTTTTTTATGCTTCATATACTACTACCTCCCACATAAAAGAAATAAAAAGAAAAGAGCTGAGTAAAATACCCAACTCCTAGTCTTTTTCAGAAAAAGCATCTTTCAGCTTTTTAACGCCATTATTAACTTTTTTCTGCAAGATACTTCCGTTATACATTTCGGTCGCTAAGACCAACATACCTAAAGTTGTTGCTCCTGCAGCGATAGTGTTTAATGTTTTGTTCATTGTCTGAACCTCCTTTTCTTTCTATATAGTGGAATGTAAATATTTTAGAGTTCCCACTTATATCCACCTTTGTGATGACCGAAACTAGCCTTTTTTGGACGAGGAGTTGCTACCTCATTTTCAGAAATACCTAACTCACCAAAGGCAACATTGAGTGCCGCGTATCGTGTCTTATCCTTTTTACTACGAGGTAAGAAAGCACGGAACTCGTCGTTTCTTAAATTAGCAGTACATGCACCGTTTCGTGATTCGTACATGATGCCTACGTTTAAGAATTGCGGATGCTCAGAGAACCAGTCAATAACCTCGCTAAGCTTCTTATCTTGGAAAGATACTGATCGGTATTCTCTTACTGCCTGTGGATGCTTTTTAGACATAGCCTTTACTGTAGAGGAGTTTGGTGATTTCGCTACCTTACTAAGATCATAGTCATAGAACTTAAGAATACCCTTTACAATTTCCTTGTCCAAGGTTGGTGAATAATGATCTGCCCACCTACCTGAGGATTTGTATGTAGATAGTAAGGTATACTTAGCTCCGTATTTGTCCAAGATCCTCATGATCCGAGTTAACTGTTGAGATGATGTGCTAATGTTAGAATCAATTAAGTATAACATAAGTCACCTCTAATAGTCGATTGGAATAGGCCAGCCTACAACTCCTCTAACTCCTTGGTCACGCATACTCTTCAATGCACCATTCAATTCCTCGACAGAGTAAAATGGAGTTAATAACAATGAGGCATTTGTCGGTGGTTTGAATTGGATACGATTATTGTCGTATAGAACCAAAGTGTTGTACTCACCAGTTTTGACAATATTGTAAATATTCTCTTCTTCCTCTTTAGGGATGATGAATATCTGAGTAGGAACCGCGTCCCCAAGATCGTCAACTCCCTTTAGAGTAGCAATGAAACCGAAGATGGTTGGCTGGACCACTTCGACTTCGCTTGCCTTTTTAGAGAACAGTTTCTTAATTTTGTTAAACATAAACTACTCTCTTTCGTATTTAGTTCCTTTAAAGATAATATTACCATCACCAACTGCGAAGACGTCATTGACAGCCTCATGTACAAGCTGGTGGTAGTAAGTCATATCAATATCATCGAAGCCTTTATAATTACTTGCCAGTTCCCAACGATACCCCGTAGTTCCAGTTACAGCAACATGCTTGTCTACGATTGTATCAGGGAAGCCGTTAGAAATAATATAATCGACTTCATTATAGTCCAGACCAAGTTCAGCAGCGATCTTGCGTTTCTTAGCTTCTTCTAATTGAGCAGGCGTCAATCCTTGCGACTCACGTTGAAGTAAATATCGTGGTTTGATCCATCGCGATTGAATCATTTGTGCGACATTACTTGGTTGAGTACGAGAGATCTCTCGACCTGTTACAGAAGCATAGATTTGCGCATTCTTACCGATATACTGGTCATCAAGATAAATAGCAGTCTTAACTTCCTTAGTTGTGAAGAAGTCATGTTCGTTAACCTCGTCCTTGCTAAGGAGAGTCTTGTAGACATAAGGGTTGGTCTTCTTACCGAACTGAGCACCAATAGCTTCCCATTTGCCTTTCTCATCTTCCGGCCAACCGATTTCAGCAATAACTGTAGCACGGTTGAGCAAGGCCATACGAGAATAGGTGTGTTCGTGTTCGAAGGTGTAACCAAACTCATTAGCCCGTTTCATACAGTAATCGATAATAGCCTTATCACCGTTAACGATCTTAATAGAGTCGGTCTTAATATGAGCAACTTGGTAACCCTTAGCTTGAACCTCGTGCTTAAGCATCAACATGAATAAGGCACCGCGTTTTGCGATACAGTTGTCGATGTTACGAGGGTCTTTGAATTTGTTAGGCCAAGGAGCAGACGTCATACCATACACAATATTGATAATGATCTTAAGTGCATGGGCAAGACCTTTAACAGATCCCCCTTCCAAATATGGACGAAGTTTATCTGCTAACTCAGGATCTACCTCATCAAAGGCATGAGACGCTTCTTCAATCTTACCATGCTTGATACCCATACGACATTTAACCAAGGCAGCAAACTTAGGTGTGTATGGGCCAAAGTAGTTCATAGCAATAAGACTATGCGGGTGCATAGATGCGATATCCAATACAATAATGTTTTCATATACACCAGGCTCAGCATATACATAACCGCCTTCTGATGGATCTTCTCCCATAAATTCGGATTTCTTCTTAAACTTATCGAAGGTGTATCCGGGGAATTCCGTAGCAAGATCATACCAGTTGAATTTGTCTTGTGGAGTTGGGTCATCGCCAAATAAGAATTTCTCAGCTTGTGTCTGAGTCTTAACGTTAGGTGATAGACCATTGATCTCAGCAAGGATCTTACGAGCATTCCATGCGTCTTGACCGTCTTTAGATTTGAACAACTCTTCCTCTGAGGTTACGTCATTAAGCATATACGCCGCACAACGACCCCAAGCATGCTCAGGAAGAGGCTTAGTCCAATCGTATTCAAACTCGTCATGACGGATACCTAGTTTAATCTGCCATTTTTTCAATGACATCTTAGTATCTAGGAACTCGTAAATATCACCATAAGAGATCTCGTTAGCCGCCCAGATCTTAGCTCGTTTATCGCCTCTTTCAATAATACCTTGAGAACGCTTGTAGCAATCCATCTCGTCATCACCTTGCATACGGCCATAAGCAATATGGTTATCATATCCAAGGTTGTTGAAGCCCATCATGTTATGCGTATCAAATAACTCTCGTGTGCGTTGTGGTGTAGGATTGATTTCAATACCAATCTTGTCTTTGTTCTGACTCCACCATTCGTTAACGAGAATAGTTTCAATCTTACTGAGACTAGTACAATCCTCTAATCCTCGGTAGACGGCCTCTGGTACCTCAAGACCGTATTTCTTCCAACCAATCATGTATAGGTTGCAGAAGACTTCCGAGTCAAAGAATGTGATTTCCTCATCAGGCAAGATAAGAGATTCTGAGATTGACTCAGTTTCGTTCTCAGGCACATTAGAGAACTTCATCTGAGCGACCATCTTCATACATTGTTGTGCTTGGTTGGTTGAGCTAAGTGCAAATTTAAGAACATCATTCTGCATATGTCGTAGGTCATAAGTTACACCTAACTCATATGCCTCGTCAAGCTTGTCTTTAATAAAGCTAACCTCTGGAGCCGTCGCACCATGGTGTTCTTTACGCATACAAGCCTCAATGAAGTTCTTAAGTTTTTGCTCTGTCCAAATAATATGTTCCACGTCCTTATACATAGTTTTCTTATCCTCCTTTAAAGGTAGCCCGCTTGAAATATGAGCTACAGGGAGATCGTTTGCAGAAATAAGTTTCCGTCGTAACGATGACCCGCCATTATATACTTTGATCTCAACATCATCAGATATACGATTAGCCAAGCGAGTTGGATCACCGTCATACCAATAATGAAGATGGACGCCGCCACCTGATTTAGAAACCTCAGTATATGTCGGAGGATATTTAGAAGCCAATTCTAAGTTCTTGGCAAGGTCTTTTTCACCCGCCTCATTCTTACAATCGAAGTCAATAACAATAAGTTCAGTTGGAACTCGGACAAAATGTAATTTAGTTGGATCAATCTCCTTGAGGGTTGTTGTGACATTGTCCCATTTCTTTAAAGGATTACCCGCATCATTTGTGTATTGTGCAGGCCAGTCTTTTCCTTCTAAGTCAAATCGAGAAGTTGTCCGTCCCATAGTCAGATCAATCTTAGATCCTACTTTGGACGATTCCTGTTTCTTTTTAGTCTCAGGAAAAGCTTCATCATATTTGAAACCACGATACCAATGACGTTTGCGATTACCCTCCTCGTCTTTAGTATCTTTAGTATATGTCTCAAAGAAACGTTGCAAACCTAATCGCAACCGGTTCTTATAACCATTTGTCTCCCAACCTCTTTCTTCTAGCATACCTTTGTAAATAAGCTCGACTTCAGAGAGAGTTGGGTTATTCTGCATCAAGAGTACGTTTTCACGAACAAACTCAAATATAGAGTCGCCGTACTCAAGCATTTCGATATCAACATCATTAGCATAGTAGAAAGCACCTAAGCGAGAGAATGTATCAATCGCCTTTTGCGCAATACCTGCTAGTTCATATTGAATACCATTCATTAGCTCCTTATATCGAGGGCCTGCGATAAGATGACCTGTAGGAACTGCTTTAAGTAACCGCCGTACAATCCCTGAGTCAGAGTCACGGAATTGAGCACGTTGGTTAGATGCAGTAATAATCAGACCTTTAAATGTTACAGGATACGGTCTTTGATAAAGTTTACGTACGAATACTTCCTCATGAGATGTTACCTTAAGTAATGGGGTATCATTCTTAATCCGACTTAAATCAGTATCCGAGTCAATCAACAACGGGAGTTCTTGCAAAGTCCCTGTCGCATACTCAGAACCGCTAGTCAGTTGCTTAAGGTCAATACCTCCAATATACTGCCCGAATAACATCTCGATTATTCTAATAATAGTACCTTTACCGGTTCCTGCAGGGCCGTATAGAAATAAGAATTTATCAATATTGATAATCTCCCCTGTGAATAATGCACCTAAACACCAGAGAATTTTATCTAGTTGGTCAGGGGCATAGAGGACAGATGAGAGTTCGTCAAACGCCGGTGTAGGCTGGGTAGTTGGTGTATAAGGTAGCTGGAACGTAGAATAGTCGTCACGGGCCACCTTATAATTACTGAATACGATCTTAGAGTTGAATACCTGCAAGGACTCTGGTGCGTCTTCACAATACTTAACGAAGTTGCGCATAAGTCCAGATCCTGCATTTTGCATAAACTTAAGAGATATGCGTTCGTATCCCTTAGTCTTAAGCTCAGCGTATTTCTTTCTAATCTCATGATCGACAGCACGAACTACATCGTTTTTCTCCATCGACCATTTTTCACCATCCCACATTGCATAAAAGGCACCACCTTTTACAACAATATCTTGTACATCAGCACCTTGGTTATCTAAATAGGTAAAGTCTGCAGAAACGACAGCATCGGCTTTTCGATTAGGCCCCGATAGTTCTTCAACCGTAATATTGAAGAAATCCGGTTTTCTATCTGTCATAAATTAGCTCCTTTAAAATCCTATCATTACAACCTTGCTCATATCAATAAATTTTTCATTACATGCACTACCTAAAAATGGGGACTCCCCAACAGCAGAAGTCATATCGCGTCTAATTATAAATACTTCATTTTTAATAAACGCGTCTTTAAATGGCTTTAGATGATCTGATGGAATATAATCGGAACTGAAATTAATACCGTCAAAAGAATATTTTACTAGTACACTTTCTTGTCCCGTATTATTCATCATCGTAGTCATCCTCCATATTTGCCATGTATTCTTCTTCAAATGCACTTGCACGGCCAATAAATTCGTTATACTCTGTATATAAACGAACTTCATGACCTGTATCTTCAGGCGCTAGGCGATCTACAACACGACCGAACATGCTTAATTTCTTCATACCATTACCGATTTCTCGAACGTTACGGTGTTCAAGAATCTTGCTGATAATAAGAAGTTTTTGTTCGATTGTCTCTGCATCAAGCAATCCTGATTCATACAACATGTAAGCAACCATTGGTAGCAATGCTCCGTCTTCAGTATCGTCTACAAATTTGCTTGCATATTCATAGAGGATTTCACCGAAGGTTACAGGGAATTGCAGTGATGCGTAATATGTATCCGGTCCGAAGAAGTCGATACGGCGGTCATATACATCTTCCCATACGTTGTTGTCGAAGGCGTTATAAGGTTGTACGATCTTCGTATCATTAACTTCAAGCAATTCAGAGAATACATCAATAATAGATACGATGTTTGTTTTACTTAGTAAGAGACCCATACCATAGCGTTCAGATACGGCTTGTGCGATTGGAGTATCATCATACAACTCGCTAATCATAACCGCTTTATATTGGTTCCATGCTTCTACGCTATTAGGGTCAGTATCATGGCGCATACTTTGGCCCTCATTTCCTTTTAATTCTTTAGCTGATTCAATTACGAAATACGGAATGTTTTGTTCTCCTGTTTGGAAATATTCGTTTTCTTTCCAGACATTGTGATGTTCGACATCTTCTGCAGTTTGAGTAGCCCCTGCATGATAATCGTCTTCATCAGTTGGAGCGATATCTCCTTCTTCAAGAGTAGTTGAGTGAACACGAGTACGAGAACGTCGCATTTCTTCTAACTCTTCATTATAATCTGGAGTTTCTTCAGGAGTACCGTAAACAAGAGCATCAATATGCTCCTCAGCCAATGCAAGTTGCTCATCTCTTAGCTTGATTGTGTCTAGGAGTTCTTGTGTTTGAGCAGCATTTGCTTCTTCCATTTCTTTGATTTGGCGTTTAGTTTCTTTCACAAATCGATATGCGAAATAACCGACCCCAGCGGCGAGTGCTGTAAGGATACCCGCCTTTAATAGTTTTTCTTTATCCATTACTTGCCCCTTTTCAAAATATGGTCAATGCAGTTTTTAATCAGCTCTAATTCGTCAGCATCTAGTGGAATATTCATACCAGTATCGTCTGAATCGTCAAATACTTCTAAAAAGAAAGTCCCGTCATTTAAATATGACAGGCTTAGTCCTTTATCGGTTTTGTCTTGTCTGAATTGGATTTCCATAATATAAACCTCCTTAGAATATAGTGGAAGACTGGTATATGAACCAGCCTGGTCCTTTACTCTCTATATTCTTTTGCTAGTTAAGCTTCTTCAGCTTTTTCCGGAGACATAGGCGCTACAACGACTTTTTCGTATAGCTTGTTCCATGTATCTTCAACAGCAGTTGTGATGGTTTCTACATCATGGTCTTCTGAGACTTTAGGGGTGTAGTTAGAACGTACCGTACCATCTTCACCGAATGATACCCAGCGAGTATCCATGTAGTCAGGCAAGATCATGTTGATTGCGTTAGACACGATTGTTTCACGCTCAACACCCAACTTGATTTCACGGTTAATCAATTCCTGTTCAAGGAAGTCGCTGTAGTCTTTACGGTCGTCAATAACAGCATGCAATAGCTCTTCTGATTCATTAGCGATGTTACTACGTTTAACCCAAGCAGAACGGTAACCATAGCAGTATCCGCCAATAACAGCAGTAGCCAAGAGACCGATACCAACGTAGAATTTAACTTTAGATTTTTTCTTTTCAGAACGACGCGGAGTTGGTGCTACAACTTCTTCATCAGACACAATTTCAGCATCCGCTTCAGTTGCATCGAACAACTCTAATTGTTCAGGTTGCTCTTCAGCGTATTCGCCTTCTTTGTTCTTGTAGTCCTTGAAGTTCTTATACAAAGCGTATCCGATATATCCAAGGTTAACAAGACCGAATGCGATTAGACCTGATTTTACAATACCATGTTTTTCCATAATTTGTTGCTCCTTTATATGTTTTATTAGATAAGATAGTCTGAAATATCGCTACCGTAATCTACACCAGTGGTAATATCCTTAACTGGAGAGAATTCGATTACTGGTACTGGGTAAGGATATCCGTTTTCATCTTTAACCATAACAACATGTACGTCAAAGTCAAAGAAGTCATTGTCTGTCCAACCTAGTTCAGAACCGGCACGACGTTCGTGTTTTTCCAATGGGATTTTCAACACGTCATAGGCAGTTGTAAGGTTAAGGAATCCTTGACGACGGCGTTTTTCATCAAGCGCATTGAACATTGTTGTGATGAACATTTGGTTGTAGTTCAAGTCGTCTTTAACAAATTCTTGTGATTTATTAAAGTAGGCGTATTCCATCCATTGGACATCGTTAGTGTTGATTACAGAAACAGTTTTAGGTTTCTTCTTACCTTCTTCTTCAGGCCCTGCTAGAACTTCTTCACGTTCACCGATGAATTGAGCGTTTGGATCATCAGGATATTGCTCACGGATTTGACGGCGAAGTTTGTGGTTTGCTTGAGTAGCAGATGCAAGGGCAGATGCAAGTAAGGCGTTACGTCCTGTCAATACATGGTATGAGCGAAGGACAGCGGCAGTTGATAGAGTAGCCATAGTGATAGTAGGTGTCAATGCTTTAGAAACACGAACGATAGTTTCTCCAACTGGGACCGGCATGTCATTTTCACGCATCGCTTCGATATCTTCAACAATAGTTGTGATCTTAGCTTTCGCACGATATGCAAGTACGGCAGTAGCTACAAAACCAGCAATACCCCCTACAGTCATAATAAGAGGTTCTTTTTTCTTATAGTTGTGTGCAAGTACAGCGACGTTTTCTTTAAATAGTTCATAACTCCATTTAGACATTGTTAAGTTCTCCTTTAATTAAATAAGATAGTTAGTGCCCATGCAATAATAACTAAAATAATGATGGGGATTAAGAAATAGGCTACAATATATGATAGTATACCTAATAAGGCAAGAAATATAAGTAATAGAATAATAAAGATTAAACTACACATATTTACTCCTTCGTAGAAGCCTTTTCAGTTGCTTCGAGAGCTTTATCCAAAGCTTTCTTACCGTTTTCAACCATAAATGGTACGACACCAAATGCAACGATTTTAATTGTATTCAAGATTACTTTTTTGTTCATGATTATAGCTCCTTTTATTAAATTACTTCAACTGGTGGTAATGCCAATAGATACTTACCACGAGTAGGTACAATACGAATATCGCCTAGCATTCTCCAGCCATAAGCGTTGTCTGTATAGTTGGTGCTAGGTTGTCCTGCGTAATCATAGTAGTCAGCAAGACGGGCATATCCATATGTGGCAATATCCCGATTAAGGTTTTCTAGAACTGTAGCCGCATCATTCCATGTGAACAGTAGAATATCCTTAATTCGTGTAGGCGGGTTAATTGCCTGCGCCTGAGGGTTATTGTTATGGTATGCGCTAGAGTAGTTGGTATATGTCTGGTTGCCAACACGACTGTTGTATCGAGCAGGATTTGACCATCCACCGTTGTAACGACTACGATCTTCACCATACGCCGCCATGTTTACCCCGGTGTTAATTGTATTAACCAGGGTATCTTTAATAGCAGGCATAATGACTTCTTTACCCAAATATGAACCGATGGCTCGAATACCATTTGGTCCTAAGATACCGCGTACAAGTCGTGTCATAAGACCTGGTTTCCGTTCCTCAACCGTAGACCCCTTAACGACAGCCTTTTTAGGAACACGTTCGTTTTCAGGTGCTTCGACTGTAATCTTTTCTTCTACTTCAACCTTTGCTACGTTGGTAGAACGAATTTCGTTATAGTCCGTTTGTGTCATATGAATTCTCCTTTTCAAAAAAAAAAAATAGAAAGTGTTTTCTTGTATCCTGTCGGAATCAAACCGGCGCCTCGTTATTAAAGTGTGCTCTCAACATACACCAAGTAATACAAGTTATTCCCTTTCTATATAGTAGGTGGTAAAAATTTTAAAGTTGATAGCCAGATAGAGTGATACGGAGTTTACCTTCTTCCATATCTGACGGATCTGTGAACTGATCTTTTACTTTAAACGGCATACCCTCAATCGAGGCGTTGTGTAAAGTGGATCCCAGATTAAGTAATAGGTCAGTTGCTCGAGGGCTATCAAGGGGTTCAATTCGGACAATAACGTCGACGCGATCTGAGTACCGATGTGGTAGTCGCTCCAACGTATATGGATATTTATCTAAATACGTCTTTTTCATACCTTCTCCTTTTCGAAAAAAAAAAAGAAA